TCATAATCTTTTGTTTTAATTAATGTTAATAAAATGTTTACAAGACAAATGTAATAAAAAAAAGTTTACATACAACAAAAAAATAAAAAAATCAAGACGCTAAGTAAAAAAAAGTTTTTTTATCCTTTCAACCTTTGCAAGATGAAAGTAAGCATAGGAACGGGCGCGCGTTATTTACAAAAGATTTTGAATATATCCAAGCCTAAAGACTTATCAATAATAAATCTAAATAGTGGATTTGCGGGGGGTACTGCGTTTAAGGGGGTACTGCGTTTAAGAGTCCAGTTGCGAGTTCCTAGACCTACTGCGTTTAAGAATTTCGGGGGCACTGCGTTTAAGAATCTACCCCTACTGCGTTTAAGAATCTATCGAATCACATAAGTGCCACGCTTGGCATTGACCTCAGCAAACTGAAGAGCATACCTCATCGCATCAATACAGTGATTCCATTTGTCTATTGGCCGCTCATTGCGAGCGTGCCATACATAATTGTTCAGCTCCTTGATTACATTCTCTGACTTAGCATCTACTATAATCTCATAGTCTTGCATCAGGGCTATCCCTGTAAGGATAGACCCTTTGCCTTTCTTAGCTCCTTTAATATTACAGCCATAAACTTCCTTGAGTTCCTGGATCATTCTAGGCTCATTGTTGTCTGTAATAATTATAGCATCTAATGCGTGTCTTATATTCCTTTCGCCTATTTCCTTCGTAGACAGCCCAGGCTTAACGAAACACTCTTGGACCCACATTATCCTATGCTCAGTGTCTACAGAGCATCTAACGAGCGTTGTGGGGTCTGTAGAGAATCCGTAATCCTGTCCGTACACAATCTGATGGTAGTCTTTGAATTGGCCAGTCCTCCAGTTAGTGATCACTACACCTTCGGCCTTATCAATCCACCCACCCATTATCTGATGCAGGTACTTCCTTGGGTTCTTCTTACGCATCATCTCTACCTGCTCAACGAAAGAATTAGATAGATTGTCTTTGTTATCCATATAGCTAGTATGAATGTATGTTACGTTGTCCTTCCATACATTCGATCCAGCCTCCACCCTTTTGGCCGCAAAGAACCTTTGGTATATCCAGTGCTCCTTTGTGGTTGGGTTGAGTATCAGTATACATCTATTCTGTTTATTCTTCTCCCTGACTGACTGATCTATCTTATCAAAACTGTCTTCATCTATAAGCTCTTCTGCTTCATCCAAGACAAAGGTTGTAATACCCTGTAAAGACTTTAAGGCAGCGGTTTGATTACCGCTGCTAGTCTTGATACCTTTAAATATTATTGAGCTCCCTGTGGCTGTGTTTAAGATTTCATCCTTAGTTATTCTGAAGTGTTTAGCAATACCGAACAGCTCAAGCTTCTCCAGAAACTCTGGGATAATAGAAGTAGCAGCAGAGACCATAGTATATCTAGCAAACAGAATCTTATGGCCCTTCTCCATTGTAAGGAAGGCTAGGAAGGTATTTACAGCAAAAGACTTACCAGATCCCCTACCACCCGTCACCACAAAGTAACGGGTGTCATTTCCTAAAGCTTGGTATTTATCGTGGAGTTGAGGTACAGCCATAAACAGTTTCTAATATTCTTTTTCCTACAGCTTCTACTACGTCTACGGTTACTGCGTTTCCACACATTTTATATCTCTGTGTGTCCGAGATTCCATTTGCTAGTGTCCAGTTGTCTGGAAACCCTTGAAGCCTTTCGCATTCAATAGGCGTTAGTCTTCTTATTGTTTGTTCATTTCCGATTATTGGTTGACCGCTTCCGTCCTCTCTTGCTCTTGCCGGTATGGTTGGGCAGTCTGTTCCAACAACCTTTCTAAATCCTTTGCCATCATTGTGCGTTCTAAGGGTGCCTACAACATAATTGTCTTTATGCACGCTGGTAAGGGTGTTACTAATTCCTTCTGTATTTATTTCCAATCTCTGCTGCATTGGAGATCCAGCCTTCCTATCATTTACATCATTAGGATTCCTTCCTCTTGAAGATGCAATTAGTTGATTATCATAATTCATTCCTTTGTGGTAGCTTGTCGTGATACAGGCACTTTCTGCCCTTTCTCCTGCCAGTCGTTGAGTGTCGAAAGAGCTTTCTGTGATAGGAAATATTTGTCCTCTACTTCCTTTTGGAGTATATCCGATAAGGTAGATTCTCTCTCTATTTTGGGGTAAAAACCACTTTGTATTAAGCAATTGCCATTCAAGTCGATAGCCCCCAATGTTGGCAAACGCTTGCAGGATTGCCGCAAAGTCTTCGCGATTGTTTGAGGAGAATGTTCCTTTAACATTTTCCCAGATAAAAAAACGAGGTCTACATTCTTGTATAAGCCTAATTGCTTCAAGGATAAGGCTGCTTCGTTCTCCTGCCATCCCTTTACGGTTTCCAGCAAGTGAGAAATCTTGGCAAGGGCTTCCGAAGGTGATGGCATCGATTCTTGGTAATTCTGATCCTCGAACATCTGTAACTGATCCGACATACTTACTCTGTTTAAAATTATGTTTATATACTTCTATTGCATATTTATCAATCTCTGAATTGAAAGAGTTTACTTTGAATCCAGCTCTTTCTAACCCTAAATGAAAACCACCTATCCCACTAAATAAGTCAAGTAGATTTATCCTCTTCATATTACTTCCGAGATTCCTTTGGATTAAGTACTCCCTTTGGCGATAGTGGAGCTGGCTTTACATAATAGCCTAGTATTGGATTCACAAGGTAGTTCCAAAAGTCCTTTGGAAAGTCCTTTGGATCATTGATCTGTCTCTTCTTGTTCATTCTCTTCAGGTGTTACATCTATTGTGTTATCTATCTCAGGGGCCTGCTGAGTTCCAGCAAATATGTTTGTTATGGGTATGTCTAGCTTTTGACCTCCACTTGTATAGTCTACGCTCTCTGTAGGCTTACCATACTTATATTCAAACAGTAATTTCATATGGGCGAAAGAGGACTTGGCTTGCTTCGCTAACTCGGCCCAGGCCTCTTCTTCAGAGCCAAAGACCTCCTTCATTGCGTTCAGAGCATAAATACCCATTCTATCCTTCTTAGCTTCATTAATAGCAGCTGGAGTTGCGTTTATCTTTTTAGGATAATTTTTGCTGTCTCCTTTCTTCCTGCCATTGTTCCTACGACCATCATTCTTCTTAATGTATTTAAACTCTTTCGGCTTTCTACCCATAGTAATATAACTGATTATCTATCAGCGTGTTTATCGTAGAGCCATCCATAGATCTCCCAGATCTTATTGGATGCTCCTATCTTAGTGTATATTTCTTTAGATGGTTTCATATTGACTCCTCTTTGAATTATAATCCTAAAGGTAGTGTAGATGTCGTTCCACGGATTGTGTTTCACTTTATCTACACCAACAGGATAAACCTTATATCCATTGTCTATACACCAGGCAGCCTTCTTCTGGCTGACAAGCGAGTAGTCAATTTTCTCCTTTTGTGTTCTTCTAGTCTTTCTGCCCATAGCTTTGAGTTCTCTTCTTTTAACCAAGTTGAATCCCAAAGATTATTCTCAGTTAAATACTTTGGATTCATTTGAGGAAGATCTAATCTATCATTCCACCATAAATATCTTTTTGTTTCTGACATCAGTCTATAAATAACATTACTAATAAAATAATTATGCCTATCAAAAATATTAAAGCTATTGTCTCAAACATCATACTTTCTATAATATACGGTTAGCTCTTCTCCCTTTTTTATAGGTCTCACAGCGTATAATAGGCTCTCTGCTTCGCTATCTTTTATAAAGCAATTAGGATTATCAGCGTGGTTTAAGAAGCCCCCTAGAGGTGTTCTAATTAGTTTCTTGAAGTGATTTCTCTCATTATAATGATGAGTTATTCCAAAACAAAACCCCGCTATTATATCTTCTATAGCAAACACTCCAAGACCTTCTATCTTGCTTTTCTTTATGGTAACTTCTTCTGGTAATGGTTTATACATATTCTTTAGTTCTAAGGGTTCTATATTCATTCAATAGAGTTCTATGCTCGACCAATAGGTCGGCATATTTGTTTCTATAATATTTCTCTGGGTTAATGTCTCGCTCCCTGGTCTTGGTGCATTTTGATATAAGCTTATTAAGTTTATCATATGCCTCATACAAGGTTAGCTCATACTCGACAATCACGTCATCAAATATCTTGATTCCGTGAAGTACTGTAGCGTGATCTTTTCCTACAGACGAGCCTATATCACTAAGAGAGCAAAACGTGTGCTGCCTGCACAGCTTGAAGTATACGGCCCTAGCATACACCCTAGCCCTCAACCTGCTCGGATGACTTAAGTCCAGTTCAAGTTCTCTTTCTACAAGCTGTCTTATTTCTTTAATCTTCATATATGTCTCTTTGTTTTTGTAATTCTAATTCTACTATATTAACTTCCAATTGTATTTCTTTTATGGTACA